TGAGGGATTCATCATCGGATCATCGACTTACGGTATAATCGGACAATCAATAATGGGATACTAGGAGAATACAATGCCAGAAGGCTTTCCAGCGACGACAGGCGATATTTTTACTGCCGCAGACTATAACGGGCTAGTAACCTTTGGAATCGGCACAGCCAATACAGCCGATTACACAGCAGTCTCAGCAGACCAGTATCAGGTCTTAGAGCTAATGAATAAGGCTACAGCGATCGCCTTTAAGATCCCGACTAACGCCTCGGTTGCATTCCCTATTGGCACAGTCCTCACAGTTCTCAACATTGGCGTAGGCACATGCACAATTTCAGCAGTTACCTCTGGCACAACTACAGTCTTATCGGCTGGCGCAGTGGCGGCTCAGCCTACGCTTGCACAGTACAAATCAGCGGCTTGCATTAAGACAGGCACAGATACTTGGTACGTCGTCGGAGCTATTGGGTAATGCTTAACAATCTGGTCGGTATTTATGGAGCTCCAATTCCTCCAGCTGTAGTTACAGGAGGAACTCTCTACACTTCTGGCGGTTTTAACTATCGAGTTTTTACTGGTAATGGCTCGTTGGTTGTATCTGGAAGTTCTATTACCGCCGACATACTTGTAGTCGCTGGCGGCGGTGGCACGACTGGACAAGCAGGTGGCGGCGGTGGCGCTGGTGGATTATTGGTTCAATCATCCAGAACAATCAGCACAGGTACTTATTCAATAACTATTGGCGGCGGTGGCGCTGGTTCTGTTGATAATAATACGCTTGCGTCTAACGGCGTCAATACGACTTTTGACACTTGCACAGCTGTCGGTGGTGGTGCAGGTGGAGCAGGCAGCGCTGTATTAAATGCCGCAAATGGTGGTTCTGGTGGCGGCGGTGCGTATAACACAAATGCAGGTACAGCCACACAAGGTAACTCTGGCGGTGCAACTGGCTATGGTTTTAATGGTGCCAATGGTGGAAGTAATAACGGCGCAGGCGGCGGTGGCGGTGCAGGTGCAGCTGGCACAGCAGGGGGATCAAATGGCGGCGCAGGTGGAGTAGGACGCACCGATTCGCTAATTAATGCTATTGGCGCTGCAACTGGTGCTGGACAACTTTCTGGCGGTAATTATTATTTTTCTGGCGGTGGTGGTGGTGGCGTAGTTTCGGGGACTGTTGGCGCTGCTGGTTTAGGTGGCGGCGGTGCTGGTGGAAATTATAATACAGGCTCACCTAATGGAACTGCTGGAACAGTAAACACAGGCGGCGGTGCTGGTGGTCGCGGTACAGCAGGAGCAGGTTTTGCAGGCGGTTCAGGAATTTTCATAGTGAGGTATCCCGTATGAGTCACTGGGCAGAAATAGACGCAGACTCTAAAGTCATTCGCGTACTCGTAGGCGATAATAACGATCCAGCAGGCGATGAAGGCTATTCATGGCTTATAGATAACCTTGGCGGCACATGGGTAAAGACAAGCTATAACGCTGCGACAAATGGATTCAGATTTAATTACGCGGGGATCGGTCATACATACGATCCGATCGATGATGCGTTTATCGCACCTATGCCAGAGTGCGGTCATGATTCTTTACTACTTAATGATCTAAAGCGATGGGAGTGTGAAGCCTGTGAAGCCGAGGCTCTCAAGATCAGCGATCCAGCTTAGAGAGCAGATCGATGATGCATTCCCAGATAGAGATAGAACTTCGGACGGCTGGATCGGTGACACAAGACACGCTGCTCGCAAGTCTGATCATAATCCAGATGTACAAGGATGGGTTCGTGCCATCGATGTTGACCGCGACCTTAACGGCAAAGGCCGGAAGCCCGATGTCATGCCTGACTTGGTTGATCAGATTCGACTCGCTGCAAAATCTGGCAATAAGAGAATTAGTTACATCATCTTCGATGGCCGTATCGCCTCATCTAAAAAGGCTTGGGCTTGGCGTCCTTATGATGGGATCAATAAGCATAATCATCACGCGCATATCAGTTTTACTATTAAGGGCGACGAAGACAGTTCATTCTTTAATATCCCGATGATAGGTGGAAACTAATGGAGCAAGCAAAATCACTAGCAGCATCATGGGCTCGATCATTCTTGGCCGCTGCCCTCGCGCTATACATGGCAGGCGTAACAGATCCTAAGACCTTAGCGATGGCAGGCGCGGCAGCAGTAGCACCCGTCATTCTGCGCTGGCTCAATCCTAACGATGCCTCATTCGGAGTCGGGAAAGAATGACTCAAGAAAACTTCTTCACTGTTTACTTCGCTAGCCTTGCCGTCATCGGTGGGCTTGCAGGTTATGTGATTACTCATCTGCTTTCTGAAATTAAGAGGCTGAACTCGCGTGTCGATGAGATTTACAACATCCTTCTCGAGCGATAATTATTGACATGGCACGAAAGAAAGTCATCGATCTCGATACTTACTCACAGCTTGACGCATGGGCTATTAGCCTGCACGAGATGTATCGCGCACTACGCAGGGCAGGGTTCGCAGTCGATCTTTGCCTAGCAATTATCACCGATCGGGACTCTTATCCTGCATGGATCTTGCCATCAATTCCCGACCGCATGGATCCAATACCCTACGAGGACGACGACGAGGACTAATGAAGCGCATTGTCATAGTGAGCGACCTACAGGTTCCCTTCCACGATAGACACGCAGTTAAGAATCTAGCCAGTTTTATAAGCAAGTTTAAGCCGCACGAAGTAGTCACGATTGGAGATGAGATTGACTTTAACACCATCTCAAAATGGTCAGAAGGCACGCCAGAAGCCTACGAGCAGACTCTGGGAGACGATCGCGATGAGGCTGTTCAGGTACTTTACGATCTCCAAGTAACGCAATGCCTGCGTAGTAATCACACTGATCGTTTATACACGCAGCTTATGCGTAAGATTCCCTCATTCTTATCCTTGCCAGAACTTAGGTTCGAGAAGTTCATGCGCTTCGATGAGCTAGGAATTACCTTCCATAAGAAGCCGTATAACATCGCGCCTAACTGGATTGCAGTCCATGGCGACCATACCCCTATCAAGTCACAGGGAGGTCTCTCAGCCCTTGAGGCAGCCCGTAGACACGGCAAGTCAGTCATCTCTGGACACACTCACAGGGCAGGGCGATCGTCCTTCTCAGAGGCCTCTGGAGGCCGTATAGGGCGTGTCCTGCATGGGGTAGAAGTAGGCAATCTCATGGACTTTAGCAAGGCGTCATACACAAAGGGATCGGCTAACTGGCAGCAGGCATTCGCCATCATGTACGTCGATGGCAAGAATGTGCAGGTCGATCTAATCTACATCGAGAAGGATGGGACATTCGTAGTCTCAGGCAAGCGGTATGGACGACCTAGATAACGAGCTTGATCGAGACATCGATGACCACATCGACGACGCAGAATCGTTACCATATCGTTATCTAAATATCTGATTTTTCCCCCTTAGGGCATGAGACAGTAGAGCCACGGATGAAGGGCATCCTAAGAAAGGCTCAACATGTTCGATCCATCGCTAGGCGATTTTATTGTAATGATCGTACTATCTGCACTATATTTCCATGTAGGCCGTATTGTCGGCATTCGCGTAGGTTATCTACAAGGGCGTAAAGCTGTGAGAGATTACTACGAATCTAAAGAAAGGGTGCGAGTGTGAAAGCAAGTGAAGTCCTATTATCAGCTACTGACATCATTGGAGACCGAGGACGAATATATGGTCATCCTCGTATCAATCAGACTCGAATCGCACTACGACTCCAACAAATGCTTGAAACACCAATCTCAGACCATCAAGCGTGTCTGGCGATGGTCGAAGTCAAGCTCGCACGTCTCCAAGAAACCGCTGACCATATTGACTCCTATATCGACGCGTGTGCATACCTCGCACTAGCTTGTGAACTCATAACAGAAAGGGACGAGAACTATGTTTAATCTCGAAGATTATGAAACAGTAGAAGAAAGACTTATTAAGTTTTGGAAGGATCACCCAGATGGACAAATTCATACAAAGTTACTTGATCAATCCGCTGGTCGTTTTATTGTTGAGGCTGCTATATATCGCACAGAGGCAGACATTCGCCCGTGGACTACCGGCCTCGCAGAAGAGACGATACAAGGTCGAGGCGTTAATGCGACGTCAGCGCTGGAAAATTGTGAGACTAGTGCTATCGGTCGAGCGCTTGCTAACGCAGGATATGCAACAAAGGGAAAGCGAGCGTCACGAGAAGAAATGGTTAAAGTTAATAAAGCGAATGAAGTTAAGGCCACGATCGATGAGACTAAAGCCAAGATGCTAGAGACATCGGGCACTTACATCCCAGTAGTAAAGGAAGAAGATCCATGGACTATCAAGCCTGCGACTATGCCGCCCACAATGGGGGAAGCTGTATCGACGGTGAAAGAGATCATTGGCGGCCAGACAGAGAAGGATATCCCTCACTGCAAGCATGGTGAGATGATGTGGAAGACAGGCACGACAAAGGCTGGCAAGCCATGGGGACACTTTAAGTGCATAGCAGCTGTGACAGGTGAGATTGGTGGTCGATGTCAGTCGCCTAACGATGTGATCTGGTATGAGATTGCTCAAGATGGATCATGGCAACGACAGAAGGCGAGAGTGTAATGTTAGATAAATTAGATAGATTTAATCCTTTACATATTAACTGGGTTAACAGCGCTTGGAATTACTGCATAAGAATAGTTATCTGCTCATGGAAAGGTCATGATTTACTCGGCCGCATGTGTTTCAGATGTTGGAAATGGCATAGCCTAGACAAGTACGATTGGAGCGAATAAATGGGACGCTTACAGTTTATGAACCAAGATGGAGAATGGGAGCAATTTCCAACAGAGAATGAGATCCATCGATCTAAGGAAGTCATAGCAATTCTTGAGGAATTTACCTTCACAACTCGATGCTG